GAATATATTCACCCATATCATAAATGTTATGCTATTACACCATGTATTATTTCTCAAGAAAGCGGATATAGTTATGTTGAGAACAATACACTAGTTAAACCAGACAGGAACGTAAAATAATGGACTACAAATTAATATATGACAAAGCGTTTAGTGATAAGACGTATAATATTCATAAAATTGACGAACCACGATTTAAATTTGTAATAGATAACGTTGATTTTAATCAGGTTTTAAATATACTGGATATCAGTTGTGGGACTGGTACTCTTCTAAAATATATCCAAAACAACTTTACCAATGTCAATACATGCGGTACTGACATTAATCAGTACAGTGATTTAGAAATATACAAACTAGACCTAACGATTGATAGCGATTGGGAACAAATACCTAAATTTCATATTATTACATGTATGGATGTATTAGAGCATATAGAAAAAGAATACATACCAAATATAATAAAAAACATAGCTACTAGATGTAAATATTCTATAATCACAGTAGCTAATCACGAAGATAAAATCAATGGAACGGAATTACATATAACTAGAGAAAAGTTATTATACTGGACTAAAGTAATTGACAGCGAATTTATGATCGTAAAAATGGAAAACATAAACGACGTACATTATCACTTTATGTGTGTATCGAGATACTACTAATGAAAATCTTATTTTATCCAATTATTGACAAAAGTAAAATCATATCAGTTCATCAAAACTGTGACTATATGCTAGACTGTTTGGCTCATGGTTTTGCTCATTTAAATGAAAACGTTGAATTTTATACAGACTTACCACATTGGTACAAAACGTTTCCAAATAAATCTGAACTATATGGACGTGGATTTACCATATCATGTCTATTAGACAATAATCAAGTAAATATAGCTGACGACGTACAACATAAAATTAAGTCAAATTACTATGATGCAATTATTTATTCTATACATAATAATATGCATAAAAACAATGATATAATAAGACTATTAGATACAAATCAATGTAATAGCAATATAAGCATCATTTGTGGAAATGACGAGTCTAATTATACGCCAGAGTATCATAGGTATGGACTATATTATAAGCGAGAGTGTGGAGAACACAATGCTCTACCAATCGGATTTGGAATTCCAAAGGAAAAAATATCTAGTAATACTGAAATAGTTAAAGATAAACTAATATCTAGTATCATACCAGCGTTTGGTGGTCCGAAAACATATACCTTTGATACCGAAGAAGAATATTATAATGAATATCGTAGATCATGGTTTGCGTATACCCAAGCAAAGGGTGGATGGGACTGTATGAGGCATTATGAAATAATAGGAAATGGTTGTATCCCATTATTTAGACATATCCATCGCTGTCCATCTAAATCATTGGGTCACTTGCCGGTTAATCTATTTTGCGAAATTATTCAAGAATTTCCATTTATTCTTGATAATACTCAATTAAAGATAGATATTATTAATACATTGATAACCTACGCTACTAACGAACTAACTACTGTCAGACTAGTTGAGAGGCTTTTATGCGAATAATTGGGACCACTAAATTATCGACGCCATGTATATGGACTGCTATAGGTAAGGGTATAGAAGGTTTGGAAAAACTAACTAATATACCGGTTACTATGTATGACCACGAAGATTTCTTACATAAGACATTAAAACCGTCAAATGATGAGATTATCTTTATCTTTGAAGCTGGATTTGGTCAGAAACAACATACCAGATGGGATTTGATTGACCTAAAACGTATCTGGCCTAATTCTGTATTTATAGCCTTAGCGTCTGATACTCCAACGTATATACATAAGCTACATAGACCACAATTAGACTTTAATTTAGTGGACCTATTTTTAGAATTGGACCCAAAATACGCTAAGTTATACAGTCATTTGACAAAAACTGATGTATGGGATTGGACAATATCACAATATATGATTGATCTAATTGGTAATAACAATAAAATAGATCATCACTATGACTTTATTGGAGTATATCATCCAGACAGTCTAAAACGAGATGGATGGCGGAAATGGGTTTTATCCGAGTTTGAAAAAGAAGGTCTTAGATTTACCAACGGTGGGGGAAATGGTCACGATGATAATGATATTGGGCGACTCATATCATATTATAGTGATAGTTTAATAACATTAGGAACTACTAGCGACAATATAGGTGGAACACCTTGGGACAGACACGCTTGTAAAGGTTTTCGAGATTGGATTGGACCATTCTGTGGTTCGGTACTTATTTATGATGATTCCCCGTATATAATGCAGAAATACGGTGACGTTGTGCCTTACTATGAATATAAAAACATCCATTCAATATTTAACATATATACTAAACTAATTAAAGACAATCAATATCGTGAACAGCTTTTAAAGAAACAAAGAGACTGGGCGCGTCAAAACACAATCGATATACAACTTTTTAACTTATTACATAGGCACAACTTTATATGATACCAACATTAGTAGAAGACGCTGTTAGAAATGAAATACTTTATCCATACATTGACCAAAACCGATCTCCAACTTTTAAATATGTTGAAATAGGCGTTTTTGTTGGTGGAAATATATCTAGAGTTGCTGAAAGATATCAAGATATCAAGATATATGCTGTTGACTATTTTAAGTTTGATAACATATCATACGAATCATTTAAACTATGTAATGTAGATATTGACGGTTCTTATTTGGGACAATTTATTAGAAATACTAAACAATATAGCAATATTACAACATGTATATATGAATCACTAGAAGCTTCTGCTACATTTGAAGATAATAGTATTGATTGCTTGTTTATTGATGGCGCTCATAGAGAATACGATTATCATATGTTAGAGCTTAAAAAATGGATTGATAAAGTTAAAAAGGGCGGACTGATTTCTGGTCACGACTGGCCAGAAGAAAATATTAAAAGAGCAGTATATGATACTTTTACCCAACATAAAATAATGGGATGTTCATCAAATGGTGCATACGGAGTAATAAAATGATAATCTATACAGATGTAGAACACGACCAAACAATTAAGGAATCAGTAAAACTAGTAGACCCAACAAATCATACGGTCATAGCTAAAGGATTTGTGATTATTGATTATAAAGAAGAGGGTAGACCATCCGCAACAATTGAAAACGTTTGGACTCATCCAGATTATAGATGTAAGGGTCATGGAAAAAAGATTGTAACTAAACTAATAGAACTAGCCAATGAGCGTGGATGCTATAAGGTTGTACTAATTTGTGACCAATCTAATGTTGATTTTTACCGTAAATGCGGATTATACGAACATCAAGTAGGTATGAGGATAGACTTATGATTAATTTGTTTTATACGCATGTAAATGATAAAGCAAAAGAAAACTGTATGGCTGTACTAGATTCTGGTTTTTTAAATCAGGGTAAAGTAGTAGAACAACTCGAATCCGTATTTAGCCAATATTTCTACACGCCGAACCCCGTGACCATGAATAGCTGTACGTCAGCATTACACGTGGCATTAGAAATATGTAATGTGCGTGGTCAAGAGGTTATATTACCAGCACAAACATTTATAGCTACTGGTCTAGCTGTATTAATGGCTGGTGGAATCCCAGTGTTTGCCGATATCTATAATGATGGTAATGTCAATCTAGAAGATGTCGCAAAGAAAATAACTTCAAAAACAAAAGCTATTATCGGAGTAGACTGGGCTGGAAACGACTGCGAGTTAAATAAATTAGCAAAATTAGATAGTGGTATTCCACTTATTATAGATGCTGCTCACTCGTTTTTTCGACTAGATTATCAAAATATTGACTTTACATGCTATTCTTTTCAAAGTATTAAAAATCTGACCTGCGGCGATGGTGGGTTATTATGTTGTGCTAAAAAAGAACACGCGGATATTGCTAATGAACTAAAATGGTTCGGCATTGATAAATACAGAATGAAAAGAACTCCATACGGCGATAGAGATTTCCCTATCACTAAACTTGGTTATAAATATAATATGAATGATATAGACGCATCATTATTACTTGGTAATCTAGTAGACATTAGAGAAAGATTATATAAAAGAAAGTTAAACTACAATAAGTATGTATCTAATATTAAAAATGAACATGTAAATATAATAGTTCACAATACCTATAGTAAAAACTGGCTATGTAATCTATTAGTATCAGATCAATTATCATTTATTAATCATATGCGGTCTGCTGGTATAGAATCGTCGGTAGTAGATAGAAGAATTGATACTCATCCAATATTTAATCAAACAAATTATTTGCCAGTACAAGAACTTTACGATAAAAATCAAATAAATATACCAGTACACGAAAATTTAACAAGCAAAGAAGTAGATCATATCATTACCACGGTAAATTCATGGCATCCTTAGAAATAACCACAACCATTCCATGTACTAATTTCTGTACTTATTGCCCACAATCTCTTTTAATTAAGAAATATGGTAAAAAAGACCAAAACATGACTTTAGATACATTTAAGAGATGTATAGATAAAGTACCATCTAATGTCCATATTACATTTGCTGGATACGCGGAACCATTTATGAATCCTCTGTGTATCGATTTTATTGAATATGCCAATCAAATAGGACGCACCATCAACATTTATACAACCCTCGTTGGATTAACAATAGAACAGGTTAACCGACTCTCTAAAATCAACATTAACGCTCTGGTACTTCATCTGCCCGACGATACTAATCAAATGAGAGCAAACGTTGACGAGGAATATAAAAGCGTTTTAAAGCGAACTACAGCAATCCTGCCAGTATCTAGTTCCCACGTATATGGTAAACTACATAAAGAATTAACCGGCTTAATTAGACCACGTGAATTTGAGCTAACAAATCAGTATTTACATACAAGAGCAAATAATGTGAAATCTGATAAAATAGCACTTAAACCGCATGATTGGATGGCAGGACATATTAAATGTGGTGTAATAGTGCGAGAAAATGGTAGTGTAATCAATATTAATGTATTATTACCAAACGGCGATGTAACATTATGCTGTATGGATTATGGACTGGAACACAAGATAGGTAATCTTTTAGAAATATCATATGAATCATTATTTACATCTGATAAATATAAAAGAATAGAAGCTGGATTAGTTGATGATAGTATAGATATATTATGTAGAACATGTAAAGAGGCTGTATATGCTTAGTCAAATATTTAAGTGGTTTAAGAAACCAAGAGTAGCATTACAATATAGTGGATTTCCACGCAGTTTTGATAAAGACTTTGATAACCATTATAAGTATTTAATCAAACCACTAAATCCAGACATTTATATGCATTTGTGGAAAGTTGATAAAAATGACGAAAAACCCGAAAAAATGGTTGGACTATACAAACCTAAAGGGTATACTATAGAAGTACGGGAAGGACATCATACCGATAATGTTGCTGCTCTCATCAAGGCAACAAATATCATTCATCCAGACACCGACGCGTTTGCCGGTGTATCTATGTTATATAGCAGATATCGTGCTAATCAATTACGGATCGAATCACAAAAACAATATGATATAGTCATTTCTTTAAGAACCGAACTATCATTTGAACGTCCAATTCCAGATACGTTATTTACATTAGCTAAAAATAGTATCATTATACCATATGGATATAATCATGCCGGAATAAATGATTTATTCTGCATTTCTGATCCAGAAGGCGCTGATGTATTTAATTCTGTCTACGTTCATTTACAACGATTAATCTTTGATAATCACGTTAGATTCAATCAACACACTATAATGCTTGACCGACTAATAGAATCGGGAATACAAATATACAGACCTAAATACCCAATCTCACTTAGAGGAAATAAAACGTATGACTATTGAAAGATTAGTACCCTATATTACACATGTTAATATGAAAGATGTTTATGAATTCGGGGTATGTTCAGGTGATTCTTTATGTAGTATTTCACAAGTTTATAACAGTAAATACGTGAAAATTCGGAATATGTTTGGATTTGATTCGTTCTGTGGACTACCACAAGAACAAAACGATCCACTAAATCAATACATTGCTGGTGATTTTAGTGCTAAAGACAGACTCAATACAAAATCAGTCAGCGAAACCGTTTCTGTAGTAGCTAATAAAATTTCTGAACACTTTACCGGCGAAAATTTAGTATTAATTGAAGGATTCTTTTCGGATACGTTAAAAGATGAAATTGTACAACAATACAATATGGGACCAGCATCCCTAATTAATGTTGACTGCGATACTTATACATCAACATTAGAATGTCTAGACTTTATGTTTAGAAACAAACTAGTCGAACCTGGAACAGTTGTTCGATTTGATGACTGGGGTTCACTTGGTTATTTAGAATATGGTAGTGGGGAGTCAAGAGCATTTAAAGAGATTTCTCAAAAATATCAAGTTGAATGGTTGGCTGTGGACGCTATTAATTATGGCAAACCAGCGCCAGAATGTGTAATTATGATTTTTCAGGTCTTAAAAATAGGTGGATAATATGAATATTTTAGTAACTGGTTGTGGCGGTTATGTTGGATCAAACCTTTGTAAAACATTAATTGATAAAGGGTATAATGTTATTGGAATGGATAATTTTGCAAAAGGTCACGCTGATGCACTGATTCCTCTTATGACAAATCCTAAATTTAAGTTTATGTATGGTGACGTATCTGTTAAAAAAGACGTAAAAGCAGCAATACAAGACGTGGACGGTATTATACATCTAGCAGCAATAGTTGGGTTTCCAGCATGTAAACGTCAACCTGGATTATCTAAGCTTGTAAATGTAGAAGGTACACGTAACATTGTTGAAGCTGCGGAATTCAAGATACCAATTGTATACGCGTCTACCGGATCAGTTTATGGCAAGGTAGATGGTATTTGTACAGAACAAAGTCCAACAAACCCAGTATCAGAATATGGTATTGATAAGTTAGCAGCAGAACAAATTGTAATAGAACAGGAAAATACGGTAGCCTTACGATTTGCGACTGGCTATGGTGTTTCACCATGTATGCGGGTAAACCTATTGGTTAATGATCTAGTATATCAAGCGGTTAAGAACCGTAGCTTTAGCGTGTTTGAAGCAGATGCTAGCAGAACATTTATTCATGTAAAAGATATGGCAAAATGTTTTATATTTATGTTAGAACGATTACTAAATGAACTTCCTACCGAAAAGGTATATAACGCTGGTTCTAAAGATAGTAATATGACTAAACGACAATTAGCTGAATATATTAAAGCCAAAACTAATTGTCATGTGTTCTATGGAGATGTTGGTAAAGACTTAGATCAAAGAGACTATGAAGTTGATTACAGTAAGTTAGAAGCTTTGGGATTTAAGCCTGATTATACTTTAGAGCAAGGAATAGACGAACTAATTAAGGTAACTCCTATTTTACAAGGTATACATAGATATGAATAGTATTTACAAAAAACGAGTATTAGTTACTGGTTCTGATAGTATGATAGGTACACAAGTTAGATTTCATCTTATGTATCAAGGAGCAATTGTTTGTAGTTGTAGCCACGATTGGGTAGACTTACTTGATTTTAATAGAACAAAAGAAGTATTTACGCATTCTAAACCAGACTACGTTATTCATCTAGCAACGTATTCTGGAAACATTCAATTTAACCAAAAATATCCCGCAGATACATTCTTTCGTACTACACAAATCGGTCTTAATGTATTATGCGCATCACAAGAATTAGGTATTAAAAAAGTAGTATCTATTCTGAGTTCATGTGCTATCGCGGATTGTGGTAAAGATGAATTAAAAGAATCTGACTTATGGATAGGGAAACCAAATCCGTCTATTGAATGTCATGGATTTGCAAAGAGAAACCTAGATGCTTATTCTCGTCAAATTTCAAAACAATTTGGTCTGACCTATGTTACATGTATTGTTAATAATAGTTATGGTCCAAAAGATAGCTTCTCCATTGAAAAAACAAAAGTAATTGGAGCGCTAATTAAAAAGTTTGTAGATGCTAAGAAGCAAAATTTAGACGAGGTTGTTTGTTGGGGGACCGGAAAACCATTACGTGAGTTTATTTACTGTGGTGATGCTGGTGATGGAATAGTACAGGTTCTAGAAAAATATGATGACGTTGACGAACCAATTAATATTACATCCGGTCAAGAAATAAGTATTAAAGATTTAACCATAATGATAGCGGATATTGTAGGATACAAAGGTGCTATTAAGTGGGATACCTCAAAAGGTGATGGACAAATGCGTAAAAAATTAAACATGGATAAGATGAATAAATACATAAATATAAAATTCACACCACTTAGGGTTGGACTAGAAAATACCATTAAGTGGTACAAGGAGAAATACGATGCTTAAATTAGGCATTTTTCTAGATGATATGAATGTATCAGAAAGAAATTATTGTTTTATTACACAACTAAATCAAGTCAACTGTGATACCAGAATATTTTACAGAAACTTAACTCAACCATGTATAGAATTAAAATGTTCTATTATGCCAAGTTCAGAAGTATATGCATTTAATAATGGTGTACTTATCACGACAAATATTGAAACGACTATTATAGCTGCGAAAGCGCCGATATCGTCTAAGATTATATTTTATGTAGATGATATAGAATGGATGCGTAATCGTAAATATGATTACTTTCATAATCTACAAGCATATAGTAACAAATATGTAACCTTAATTTCAAAAAGCCAACACTATGCAGACTGTTTATATAACTATTGTAATAGACAGTCACGTGTTGTACCAAACTATAATTTAGAGAGAATATTACATCATGGATACTTCCAAAATAATACAAATGTATATGGACCAACATAGTGTGTCAGCTATAGCAAAAGCTATGGGAACGTACACTAACAAGATTAGAAGAATTCTTATTAAAGCCGGTATTACGCTAAGAGATAAATCAGAAGCTCAGTCTTTAGCATTAAAAACAGGAGCGTCTAAACACCCATCAAAAGGTATTAAAAAGACCGAAGAACAAAAGATACAAATCTCTAATAAGCTACATAATAACTGGCTAAATACTGATGAGGCATCTAGAGAAAAAAGACGACAATCTGCTCGCGATAGATGGGCTAATATGTCAGAATCAGAGAAGCAAGAATTTCGCTCAAAGGGCATAAATAAAGTGCTAGAAACAGCAAAAGAAGGCTCAAAAATAGAGAAAATTCTAGTTGAAAAGTTGTTATCAAGAGGGTATAATATAATACATCATAAGAAATATCTATTTGGTGACAGTGAACAAGAAATTGATATTATGTTACCGAATGAAAAAATTGTTATAGAGGTCGATGGTCCAAGTCACTTTTTACCATTTTATGGAGAAGATAAATTAAAGAAAAGACAAGAATCAGATAAGAAAAAATCAGGTCAAGTTCTTAATGCTGGTTGGTCAATGATACGATTAGGAGTAGTTCTTAAAAACGTATCTTCTTATTACGAAAGAGAAGCGGAAAGAATCGTAGTAGAACTAATTGAGGACATTAAATCAACCGGCGCGCAAAACAAGTATATCGAGGTATTATTAAATGACGATAGATTATAAACAATTAAAGGTTGAGGAACTAAGAATGATGTTATTGAAGGACAGTAATGGATTATTAACTGAGGAAGATGTTGATAATATTAAAGGAAAATCCGCACTAGTCGAAGCACATGAAAAGTTAGTATCTTCTATTGCACAATCACTAGAAACATCTAAACCATTCACTAAAGATGATGTTATAGAACCTGAACCACCACTAGATATGAGTAAAATTCCTAAATATACAGACCATAATTGGGAAGATTTTCTATTATCACAGTTACAACCACACGAACTAGAAAATGGATATCCCAAAGTAAACGGGTTACGACGTTTGGTTGAAACTTTTTTGGGTGAAATTATATCAAGTGGTCCAGTTGAAGTCAATTCTACCCAAGAACCAGATCGCCCAGGCAAAGCGATAGTAACATTTAAGATAAGTATTGCGTGGACTCGCGATATAGCATCTGGATATCTCGATTTATCTAAAGTAGAAACGCCAATACGAGAGTACAGGGCTGTTGCTAGTTCGTGGCGAGGTAATACAGATGATAAATTTGTAGCATATGCAGAGGCTATAGCAGAAACTAGAGCAGAAGCTAGAGCGTTACGTCGTGCATTACGTATTTCTAAGATATCTAGTGACGAACTAACTAACAAAAATACAGCACTAGTAATTACAGAAATTATGGATACTAATACAATGGTAGCAGACGACAAAATAACAGACACTCAGAAAAAAGTTATTGAATCTATGTGCGATAGACTGAACATTGATATGTACAAGTTTATTAACAATGGTTTAAAACAATATGGTAATAATATGGATTTAATCCTAAGAGATACAGCATCCAAAATGATCCAAGCTCTAAATGATTATCAAAATAGTTCAGACAATTCAGCAACAATTCCGGCGCACTTATTAAAGGGGTAAATAATGGAAGTCACATACAGAACTAAAAACGGTAGAATGTCATGTGTATTTGAAGGCAAAGGTCACTCGGATATACATGAACAGATAGCATCTTTTCAAGAAGTATTTGAAGAGAATGCTTGTGGGAAATGTGGGTCAGACGATATCAAATTTGTAGTTAGAATCGCTAAAGATGGCAAAGAAGAATTTACATATCACGAAATGCGTTGTAATAAGTGCGGTGCTAAATTAAGTCTGTCACAAAAGAACGATAAAACTGGATCACTATTTCCTGTAAGATTTGAGAGAGACGGTAAAGAATATAAGAAAGATGCTAATGGTAAAATGATACCAAAGGGCAAAAATGGGTGGGTTAAATATAATCCAGCCACACAAAAAGAAGAATAAAATTACTATTCTATCACATATATAAAAAAGAAACCCCGATGATAAGTCGGGGTTTTTTGTTGGGAAATTAAAGCAAATAAGAGTCTTGATCTTTATCCAGTTTTGGTGTATAATATCTTGGAGAAAAAAACTATGAAATGGACACAAGAACTAGACGACATATTAAGACAGTCTTATCATACTATGACATATAAAGAAATGAGTAATAAGATGGGTATACCATACAAATCTATTCAGTGTAGAGCCGGTGTATTAAAATTAGGCAAAAAATCAACAACCAAAGTATTATCAGTGGGAGATATAATTAACGACTGGCGTATAACTTCAATTAATAAACGAGATGCAACAGTAGTTTCTTTAGACGGATTACAAAACCGAAAATTTAGATTAACGTCGCTAAGACAGGAAACAATTGCCCCACCTGACAAAATAATGAAATATAGGACATATAACAAAGAAATATCCTCGCATAAATTGTATATCGTTTGGCAGACAGTAAAATCAAAATGCAAAAAGTATAATATAGAGCTAGAACAAGATTGGTTAGATTATAATATATTCTATAAAGATAATATAACAATATACGAAGATAAGTTATGTTTTTCTAGGATAGATATGTCTAAAGGTTTTGTTAGGAATAATTGTTGTTACTCGCCAAAATCAGAAATAGCTGCTAAAAATGGTAGTAAAAGTAAAGGAATAAAAACTGGCCCAAAAAGTGAATCCGTAAAAGAAAAGACCAGACAATCATGTTTAGCTAAATACGGAACAGTATCACCGCTTGGCAACAAAGATATACAAAACAAGGCAAGACAAACTCTGTTAGATAAGTACGGCGTAGAACATAGTAGTAAAATACCAAGCGTACAAGAAACGAGAAAAGAAAATTCTATAGTGAAATACGGCGTTAACCATCATACTAAAACCGAAGAATTTCGTAATAAAGCAAAGCAGAGGGCTATAGATTCTGGGCTAACCTATATATATGATGGAAAAACTAGCGAAGAAATAGCAAAAGAAATGGGTATATCTCTAAGTGGATTCCATCAACGAGTTCGTAAGTATGGATATGATTCTGCGGTAAAAATGGAAAAAACTAAATCTGATATAGAAAACGTAATGGAAGAACTATTAAAAAAGATTGGAGTTAACTATCTTGTAGGCCAACGGGTAGATAAATACTTTCCAGACTTTGTTTTACCAGATCAGAAAATAATTATTGAGTGTGACGGGTTATACTGGCATTCTGACGCTATTAATAAAAATCGACACTATCATCGTGATAAAAGCAAAGTATACGAGCAGAATGGATACCGATCACTATTCTTTAGAGAAGATGAAATATACGGGAAATTGCCGATTATCGAATCAATGATCTCTCATAGATGTAAGAAGTCTAATGTTATTTATGCACGCAAATGTACTATTGAAGAATTGTCACATAAAAATGTAAAAGAATTTGTTTCTAATAATCATCTTATGGGCAATGGGTCTGGTAGAGGCGTTGTATTAAAATACAACAATGACATAGTTGCTGTAGCTCAAATAGTTCAACGCGACTATATAGATATTTCCCGCTTTTGTACAAAACTATTTACTCATATTAATGGCGGATTCTCTAAGATTCTTTCTTACTTATCACAATATAATAAACCTATACAAACTTTTATTGACGGTAGATATGGTGATGGCAGCTATCTTGTGAATCTAGGATTTGAACTTATAAGTAATCATATTAGCTTTAAGTGGGTTAAAAATAATAGGTCATTTCATAGATTGTCACATAGAGGAAATACAGGATACAATAAAGGACTTTATAAGATATGGGATTGCGGTCAATATAAGTACGTAAAAAATCCCACAAGGTAATATTGTGGGACTGATCGGTACTAAAACCATTTATGGATTAGAGGTATTCAAGCGATGTGTACAATCCGTTCAAAGTTTTGCTTCCAATGCTATCAGGTGATTGACTAATAGCTAAATAAACATCATGTCTTGTATCACCCCTAGTAGAGCTAGTTCCATTACCAGCGTAAATTCCACTAACGCCTGGACTTTGAGACACATACATTGTTACGCCAGTACCGGGATTAGTGATCCAGGTCGAATCACCAGAACCATTTGGATTTTGTACTGTATCCGTATGAATCAATTCTGCAATCTTAGTAGTTACACCAGATGGGAGATTATTATAACTTGTTCTATCATAAGCATAAACTCGCCAATTTTGTACTTGAACAGCGGTACTATGAGTAAACCGCATATTTAAAGTAGCAAGATAGTTCGGAATAGACACTAGACTAACAGGTGCAGCACCATTAATACTACCAGATGATGGATGCATCCATTTGATATTATTAACCTGCTCGTTCTGAATTGTACCATTAGCATCAGTAATAAACGTAGTATCTTGATACGATCCAACCGCTACAGAACTACCAAAACTAGCTCCATAGAAACCTAAACCTGAACCACCAAGATTGGTAATTCCGTAATTCGCTGCATAAAATGAAATATTTGCCATATTTTGTACCTTTTAAAAAGAGTTTCTTATAATTATACACCTTTATCTTCGTTCTTTTGTTCAAACTTTCCCCAACGTTTTATTGGACATTCCTGATCGGCCCATGCTATTTTATTGAGATAGTCCAGGTTATCTTGAATATTACAGCCACAACTAGAATGTGTACAAACGCCGCCAACCTGATTGTGATTTGGTTTAAATAGTGGACAAGATCGACATATATCTAGTCTTGCTTTCATTACTTCTTCTGGAACCACTGGGTTGCCAGCTAATACATGATTTATAGCGGCTTTACCAAAATTCCAAGCGCGTTGTAATAAGGAAGGGGATTCTGTGTTGGGTGGCAAGTCATTTAAAGTAGCTTTGCAATTAGCCTTGATATCTCCTCTTGGGAGTGTAAGACCACAATTTTCGCATGTGTAACCGCCACTAGGATTTGGTTTAAATATGCAATTTTTCATATTAATTCACTATAGGAGTAATTGTAATATCGCCTGACATATATCTTGGATGTTGATAAGCAAGTATGATACCAGAAATAGCTGCGTGGTACTTACTGTCTACATCTATTACGGCTTCTTTATCTAAATAATAATTATCTATATCTTCTAGATGAAACGTAGCACCACATGGTAAAAATGGGTCTAAATTAAAAGAGGTGGCGGAATGCAAACTCCATTGATAACCATAGTCACCAAAACTTACACTTTCATTTTCATTAGAACAACGAATTGTTGGTGATGTATGTACTTGTGTTGGATCATATACACTTAAAGTCTTGGATTGATTACAGTCTAAAATACCGGAATAATTAAAAGTGTTAGAACCAAATGTGGGCGTAGTACTAGTTCTAAATGATATTTGACTTCCAGCACAAATAGAATTTGGTGAACAATTATAATCTCCAGAAGCGGCAGAATATATTATATTTAACTCTATATAATTAAGAGTATATGATAAGTCCATAGCTAGCCAATCACAACTGGATTGTCTATTAGGATTAATATAGTAATACTTATGGCCAATAACACATAAGTCTTTATTACAAGAATTAATACCCTGATCGTCAATGTATCCAGGTCTTAAATAATATACTCCATTAGGATAGTAATCTGGTTCCGTATGACAAGAGCTAGTTGAGCATCCACTACATGATGTATTAACTGGTATAGCGTTTCTTGTAACAAAATCAGAACCAGTCCAAAAATTACAAGAAAATGGAGACGTACTAGTTACATATTTGTTCCTTCCTAGTCCAGCATTCCAACACATTGTTCTATAATAAGCTATATCGTATGTTGGTTCTTTTACATTTGTCTTTACGTGTAGCCCATTACTTAATATCAGATTACTACAATCTACTAATACTCCAACAGGAGCGCTGTTTGGTACGCATATACTACGATCTGATCCAACACGATACGCAGGAAATCCAATAGACGATTCGTATCCAGTTTGATATCCACCGTAATCAGATTTATACAAGTCTCTAGTTACTGGACGAGTCATATAGTTACTATTTGGTAAAATGTCAATATATGAACCAGAAAATGATACAACTGGATTAAATCTAGCCGAATCTCTGTGAGTAGATACCAATTCGCATCTGATATTGTTGTTAATATGACCGTTTTTAGTGTCCACATAAGTATAGTGACCACTATATATCGCTATTACATCATGGTCACTACTTGAATTGTCTTTTACATATTCGTATGGATTAAAAGAATTTAACTCATATAGGTTCTTACTATAGTTATATGTATAAAAATTACCAATATTACTAAATTCTGGATAAGTTATAGTATCATGTTTATATTTGTATATAGAAAACAAACCAATAAAGAAATCACCGCTTGATGGAAATGTTAAATGTCCATGATCGGTACTAAATATACATATATGCGTGATATGCGCATTATTTAAAGGTGTTATATTTGTATTATCAAACCTTTTAGAATTTGGATCAATAATATCATATTTACCAGAATGATGTATATTAAAATGATCGAATCTTTTTGATAAAAATGGTAAAGTATAAGCTGGATCATCATTAATTGCAAAGTTGGTACTTTCTACATTATCTATCGTTAAAACATGATGACCGTTAATATTATCAGCAGAATAACCACTAACATTATTTATCACAATGTCTAATTGTAATGGGTGCGTGACATGCGTATACAGCATATGATGAACAATATCTTTTGGATAATAATCTCTGATTATACTATTGGTTATTGTTGCTCCGCTACACGCTGATGAATATTCTGAAATGTTTTCAGCAAAATTATAGTTATCCAGTACATTATTATGAGAAGAAAATGAAATATCACATGTAGATTCATCAAAAATGTTACCTGATGCAAATATAACCTCATCAAATTTTACATTTTGCCATCCAGTACAGTTAACGGTAGAATTATAGTACGTTTGATCTATATCATTATTATAAATATAATCTTGATGAATATTACCAGAAGTAACACCGTATGTAATAGTACCAACCAATTTTCTAAATGTATTAGATATATATGTTCTACCGTTATATATATCACTATCTAAATATAAATCCAAATACATATAAACATTTCTACTATATCCATTAGTAAATGTAAATGAACTACTTCTATCAAACTCCAAACCAGCAATACCATAATGTATTGGTATACTACTAAAACTACCAGAAGTCATTGGTATAAGCCATTTTTTCTGCGTATATAATCTATCAATATTAGTATTATTATCATAGTTATTATTATTTATATTATAATTAAAACCATAAAAATCTCTCTCCAATTGGGAATAATCTACATAAGTATAAAAGTTGGTATTTGGAGACTGTTCAATACTATTGATTGTAATTTTTAAACTACATGGGGAAACATGGCCATAGCTAATATTATTAATACCAGATGGATCATTTATCCTATACGCCGGTGGATGTAATGGTGAAAATCTTGGTCCATCTCGATATATAATACCAGTTTCATGCACCTCTGCACAAAGTGGAGAATCACAAAATGAAGTGGTTATTTCTGTTGGAAAGTATCCATTACCATTATGCTCTTTGGTCTGTAGAGTAATAAGTTTATTATAATCAGTTATACTCATATCAATCTCTCATTTCTAAAATTATTATTAATACTGGCATCAATTATATAATATCTAGACCCTTCTTTATATAAAATACATTTAGTATTAGGATATATTGAATATCCACTAGATAATAACCAATCATTAACGTATACCGTATCTGTTCGTAAACTCTGTCCAGAAACAGCGTTATACTCATATATATCACATCGTCCAGAATTATTAAATCTAATTGTATCTAATATTACTCCTCTTTTTACCGAATTACCACCAGTAGCAACCCACATTTTATTAGTATCGTCCCATCCACAATGTAATGGTCCGGCTTTCCATAAAGTTGGGTCTTGACGATATCCAGGAGCGTATTCATTACCTGGGCTTGACGGGGTTTTATTTGGCACTGGTTTACCATTAATATCCACACCCCAACCAGCCAATACCAATGGTGATCGTAAAGCAAAAGCCCTATATCCATCAATATCATTTATTCCACTATCGATAATATTTAACTCTTCCTCAGATTCGTGTGAGGCACGTGTCATAAGTGTGAAGTTATGTGGACCAGTGAAAGGATTAAGTCCCGTAGCATTAATTGTACTGATAGAACCGCTGGGTGACTCAAAGTGTGGCTGACTTCTTTCGTTGTAGTTAGTAGAAAATGGTACAAATAATGTATCTAATGCAGCGACGTTTTTACCAGATGGAACCAGAGTTTGGTCAACCATATGATATCCAGGTGACATAACAATAGTATTCTTAGAACCGGTTTTATCGCTAACTAATACGGGATGAGTTGAAAAGCTCTTGAAACGTTTAGGAGGCTGTCCTTTCTGTTTATTATTTGTTTTTGAAGCAAAATCTATCTGAGACTGATTGTATGCGGCCTTTCTCTGTTTTACCATAAACTGTTTTGTTTTACGCATTTCGTCTATTAATTCTTTGCCGATAACCCCAAATTGTTTAGTCCAAGTGTTAAACGTGTATGTGGTTGTAGCTCCGTTTTCGCTAATGTCAACCTGTAAATCAGTTAAATACGGGCCACCACTAATTAATAAATCGCCAATATGTACAACAGGAACACCAGCAAAAGTTATACTTCCATTTGAACCATACTGTTGATTTGTGGCTCCTGTTTGTATTCTTGCTTGTGCGGCTTGATTCATTTCGTTATAAGAACCATAATTCCACGGAACTAGGTCTGCATCGGCTTCAAATTCTGTTTTACCATTAGCGCCTATAGTGTACCACGGACCATATGTGTATACATTACTTTTAAGTGGTACTACTACTCTATATGGAGAAACTGGAAATGGAAAATAATCCTCATTCATAAAATCTTGTCCAACATTAGCAAAACCAAATTTTGTATCTAGTGCTGCTCTAATATTGGTGAGTTCTTGAAAATTTAAGCCCCTTTGTCTTGCTTTATCAATAATTAAACCTTTAAGCATTTCTGCTTGCCAAGTATATTTAAATTTAGCTACACTAACAACACCAGGAAGAGTAATAACGGCTCTTGGACTAAATAAGTTTCTATTATCTAAAAACACTAAATTTGGAGATAACTCACATTTTACATAGATATATCCATTAAATTCTACATAATCAGATTCTTGTAATTCAGAAAAATCGTATAATATACCACGCGGACTTACTTTATCAAAAATTGCATACGCTACTATCTTGCCATCCTCGGTCATTAGTTTCTTTGTGTCTAATGGTAATAATTTAGCATCTACAGCCTTTGCAAATTCGCTTTGTTGTACTGGCGTATATTCGCTACCGTTAGGCCCGTTGGTAATTTGATAGTCTATATTATCTAAATAACCACCATCCAAAGCTGGTTCCCAGCTTGTAGTAACTTTATTACCCGGTAATGTAAATAAATCTCCTCTCCAATCTGTAATTTTAGCCTCTTCGTCTCTATTAATTTTACCATTGACAAAATCGACACTAACCATAAACTTGCGACCAAAATATTCGCTAGCAAACTGTCTAATAACGTCATATATTTTTCTAATTCGTTCTTCATTGTCTATCGCATCGTTAAGATTATTAATAGCTGGCTGGTTTTTTTCTGCTATTGTGATTTTATTTTTCATAATAACAGACATATTCAAGTCGTTATTAATCCAAGTAACCAGTTCACTACCATCAGCTTTTGCTAACAATTTTGCATCTACTGTATCTAAGAACTGTGGACTAAAAGAAGCAATAGCATTAAGTCCATTTACTCCAAATTTACCCTTATGTATGTTAGTGATAGAATAATTTACGTTTTTAAAATTAATAAAATCATTGTCATTTTTATCATTCATAAAAAGAAAATTAAGCCACGCATCTTGACTTGTTAATGCGGCTCGCAATTCTCTATAGTCAGTAATATATAAATCATCGACTGTAATCCATCTCTGAATTTTTACCTTAATATGATCTTTAATATATCTATGATAAAGCCCTATTTGCGTTCTACCTAAAACATCTAATACTACGCCATCATTTATCTCTTGTAATGTAAAAACATCATTAGAGGCCCATTGATAATATCCGCTAAATTGGTCATCTTGATTGGTTTCTATATTTCTTCCATTAGTAGCAATAGCTAACTTAACGCCTTCCCCATTCTCTTTATCACCAAAAAATGGATAAATAGGGTCAAATGCATAATATGGATACGATGTATTATTTGCATCTATAAATGCCCAATCATTATTAAAATCGGTGGTTTGAGCATATAATTTCTGTACCTTGCCACCAACTAGAAATTTATTATTAACTTCATTTCTAAACTCAAGTCCAAGTTCGCTGCGATTAAAACCGTCTAATCCTTCTGTAAATCTAACTATAGCATCAGGGTCAGAATTCGATGTTCTATCAATTGTATATAAAGTTAAGGTATTTACATTTTCTTGTGATAATCTAAAAAAGAAATCCACACCGGCAGACTTACAAATATCTGAAATAAAATCCATTAACGATATATTTGTATTCGATATTCTGTGAAATTCTGGTAATTCTGGTAAGCGTGATAAATCTACAATAAATGTTTGATCGTATATTTTAAGTGGCGTTATTGATTGTAAATGCAAAAATGTATCACGTATTTTTTTCCAAGGTGTACCAGCAGAATTAACATCAGCCGCTCCGAAACCTACAGTTGATTCTAAATAACCATATATATTATATAAGTTTGGAACATTATATGTGGTAGATGTATAATCGTTTATAATTAGTTGTACACCACTAAGCAATTCTCTTGGATCATTAACAATTATAGAGTACAGCGAATTTCCATCTTGTCCTCTAATTTTCTTGTAAGACTGTATTAATCCTCCAAAAGACCAGTTTTGATATCTAAAATAAACTAGCGTTCCAGGATATGGCGGATTAAACCGTTCATTACGTGTGTCATCCTCGCACACCTCAACTGTAAGTTCAGATGCTTGATCTCCCCACCCAATATGGGCATTAAAATTACGTATAGAAGCGCCTAGAAAGGTCTGTTGTGTAAATGTCATTATTGTGAGTAATCAAACGTCCATTGTTGAGTATAAGAATATTGCCCGTTTTTAGGGTTCCAGTTTTCGGTAGGTTGATCTTGAAATACTTTTAAATATCCTTGCTGTGATGGATCAGCTGCGTTCCATATATTAGCAAATGCCCCGCTTGTTGTAGGGCTAAGCCTTGGATTATTGAATAGGGCTGTTCTTATATCAGCAACAGAGTTACTACCAAAACTAGTAACCGGCATTACTAGTTCAATATTAAGAGTTCTAGTTGCGGCAGGTTTAGTATTTAAATCTTGAAGAATTGGTCCATTAGCTCTACCAAGTATGAATATAGTAGCATATGACTTACCTACTAGGTTTTCACTTATATTAATCATTTCAGAATATGCTGTAGGAATAATATTACTTGGTCTATTATCATAGCTATATGTATAACTGATATTACCAGCAACCGGACTTCTGCCGATGCTAACATTAAGCGGTTGCATATTCAAACTGATATTAGAATAATTTTGTGCCCGATTAAATATTACTCCTGATACTTGATTAAATTTTGCAACAGCGTTGTCATACTTATTAGTTACTAAAGTATTATTGTCAGATCGTAATGCTAATCCATTAATATCGCCTTGTACACTTACTTGCGTAAAAGGACTATCTATACCCTTTACTGATTCAACTGAAAATGTTTCAAGTGCTGAACCGCTAGCTAGAATCCATGTTTCTGTTACGAAATAACTACCTTGATACTTATCAATTTGCTCTGTTTTTGTAAGGTTCCATCCACCGTAATAAGAAGGAAGATTCATAACACCAGACGATAACGCTATTTGTTCATCAAAACCGGTTCTACGTTGAACCCAGTTACGGGCCTGTTCCCATGCTTCTGAATTTAAATTACCAACAGCATCATATGCTCTTTTTCCAACAGCAGATAATGAGTGTGTAATTCTGTAGGTTTGTGGTAATCCAATACCTTCTGCTGTACTTTCGTCAGTTTCGATCTGCCAATTTTCACTAGCATCTTTAATATAATCCAGGAATTCATCTTCGACTTCTGGATACATTGTATTAGCTGAGAGTGTAATTGTATATGGACAAGTATCTACCCATATGCCTTCTGGGAAATTTATATCTAATACCGTTGGATAACACTTCATTGGTTGTGTGCCATCTAATGGTGTTATTTCTAATGATTTACCATTTTGAGAAAATAGATTGCGAATAGCATCTTGTTTACGCAAGATTGCACCCATTCTAGAATCATGTAGTATAGACTCATCTGGTGGATATCCAATTTGATCCCACAATTCACCAGAACTATTTGGACTCCCCATATGAGCTACAATAGTGCCTTGAATAGTAATATTAAATGTACTACCCAAAGTAGTCCCATCACCAGCTTGTTCGTACTGTTTATTTACACTGACAAATGGTGCTGGTATTAACTTTTTAGAATCGTATATAACAGGCATTATTCACCACCTCTTACGAATATTATTGTATTATTATTTAGATTTGTTGGCACACCACTTCCTTCAATATATAATTTATTACTATCAGTAACAATATTAGCACCATTAATAAATGTTGTAGTACCTATACTGGTTTCTTCATTTGTTTTTAGGTACATCGGGACATTAGCTGCGTAATTATTTATAGGACGATTTATAAACATATTTAAACCGCCATCAAAAGGAACTGTACCAGTGGTCCCAACTGGTGTATTTATGTACATGGGTATTCCACTATTTAGTATACCATCTGGACCGTGAATATAAAAGGTTGTCTGCAAATTTTTGTGATTTTCGGTGTTACCAACCACCATATTCATGCTTGCTGACTTTAGCTCGTTAGATGGTCTAATAAAGAAATTGATGCCATTTCGCGGGTCGGTTGTTTGTGTATTATTAATCGTTAGATACGCGCCATTATATACGCCAACCGTTCCAGAAGGTGAAGCCCATAAAAACATATCCAATCCATCATCATGTGGATTACCATCTGAATCTACATACATATTCATTGCGCTACTAGATACAGATTTTCCACAAATATATGAAGTTAAGCTATCATATAATGGTATATGTCCATTGATTGAAAATGTAATACCGGACTCTTTAGTATCTGAGGCGTATATGAATTGTGGTATATTGGTGCTTAAAACATCGTGACCACAAGTATACAAAAATGCGCTATTAAATAATATATCATAGCCATTAATATATAATGATGTTTCGCTGCTTACTGGACCATTAATATGAAGTGTAGTATTATTATCAATAAAGCCTGGACTACCAGATATATATATATCGCAATTACTATTATGAGTATCTCTATTAAATATATTAAAATTTAATCCATTTTCTAATAATAACGGCCCACTTATAGTAAGTGGTGTACTATTTGTAATAGTTTCTATAGTAGGTATATATTTAAAAGCTCGCTCATTTCTAAATAAAGCATTTCTTTCTGTAATACTGTTATAATATTTGGATACATTCCCTGATGACCAAGCATAATTATATATACGAAAATCATACATATATATACCATCAGTACCATTAGCACCAGACAAAATTTGTGTAAAATTATTAGTCCAATTTGTCAAATTTGTTGTGGCTATATAAGATCCGCTTAATACACCATCGACATATGCATAAAACCCGTTCTGATCTAATGTAATAATGATATTATGCCATTTGTCATTTTTTAAAGAATTAGCAGGTGTGACATCTAATAAATATGGCCCAATTTCTAATCTTATTGTATTGCTAATAGCCAAATTTAGACTAAATTTAATTAATGTACCAGTTAATGCATTATTATGATATAACAATATGCCATCATTAGTTAACTTAGTTTTAATCCAAAATGAATATGTTGCACTATCAGCTATATTACAATAATCATTTCTAATATCTATCCCATTATAATGTCCAAAAGAAAATATAGTTCTACCATTTTTACCAATAGGTAAATCAGTATTAACAAACTTATTTTCAGTACTATCATATCGACCTATTCTTTTAGTAATTGAGTCACGTATAATGCCATTACTTAGATCGTTTAGCAACATCCATTTTACTAATCCTTTATATTGCCAATGATTTTTATTATACATATTATGGTCCTATATTCCTTAGTCTACCACCATTTATATTTACGAATCTATCAAAGGCTGTTTGTATAGATTGAGTAACTATTCCTTGTATTCCTGGCATAATCTGCGTTAATACTTGTGCGCCATTTATTTGAACCTGAACATTGTGCGTTCCATCAAAATGTATCTGAGAAGGTATTGGATAATCCTTCATAGTTTGAGTAAGTATAGCTAGATTATTTGTGGCTATGTTAAAAGCTGATGTAGCCTCTCTAATAGATATTTCATATTCTTTTCGTTGGTTTTCTGCTGCTATGTAATCCTTTGTTACACTTTCTTTTGTGTCTGTATTAGATAATATTAAATTTTGTTGTTTAATTTGTTGTTGGTTTATAATAGCTTCGTCGAATCGCGGATCAATATCAATCATATTTCGTTTTTGTGTCAAAAGTTCTTTTCCTTTTGCTAATATAGCTGTTGCTATATAAGATGTATTATATTTGCCATTTTCTTGTGTTCCAGACAAAGAAGATATATTAATGTCTTTACTAATAAGTTTTGCCGCACTTTCTCCAAAGAATTTTTTCAAATATTCGTCTTTAAGCTTGTTTAGCCCTTCATCGCCACCAAGTTCATTAAACGTTTTTAAACTACCTGTATAACCAAATTTCCTTGCTATTACTTCTCTGTTAGTTTGTGCAATCGCTGCTTGAGCCTCTATTACTCTAGGTGTTTCCTTTACACGATTAAAACTATATTCATCTAACACCTTTGTTGCGATATCTTTTTCTTTATTTAATTGTATAGACGTTTTGCTATTACTAAAATCTTTACTTCTAACCTCTGCTAATCTCTGTGCTTTAATATCTTCTGGTAAAGTCTGGTCTATTCCAGCTAACCTTTCAATCTCTTGTAATGCTGCGTATTTTTGTTGAGCCGTAGCCTTAGCTGTTTTTGCTCCTGCAAGTTTTTCCTCTTCTTGTTTTAGTTTATTTTGGGCAACGTTGATATCTCCGCTAGCCTTTGCTAGATCAGCCTGTTTGCGTTCTTGATTGATACTAACTATTTTTTGATTATTTAAAGCTTGTAATTCTTTTACAGCTTGTTCAGAACTAGCATGTATAGCTTGAAGCTCAGTTAATTGTTGAGATATCGTAGCATTTAGGTTTGTCTTTGTTGCGTCTAAAAATCTACCTGACGCCGTGTTTTGTCCAGTCAAAGAATTGAGTGGACTATTTGCCAACAAATTTTTTCTTATACTAGTAGTAAAGGCTTCTAATTTTTCTTGTCCACCAAGAGCAGCGGCGCTTGCTTCTGGACTTTGTTCTAAAAATTTTAATAATCCAACTTGATCTTGTGAAGATATATTCTGAATACCACCAGTCGTAGCTTGATTTAATAAAGTCAACTGTTTAAAAGTATCTCTTACGCTAGACACTCCTCCACCAAATGTACTATCTACAAATCCAGAAGCCTCTTGTTTTTTAGCTCTAATTTCGGCAATCTTTTTTAACGGTCCAGCGGCCCTTGCAGAATAATCGGCTAAATATTTTAAACCGTTAGTAGCTGCTGTTAACTTATCGTTCATCGCTTGAACAATATTAACGTCTGGATTAGCCTGATTTTGTTCTCGTTCTAATGCTGTCTGAGCATATCTGGCTTGTTGACCTGCACCTCTAGCATTATTTATTAAGTTTGGATTATTAAATATAACCGCTTGCCGTTGTGTATCTCGATTCGCGTTTGTGGCGTTAGGGTTAGATATTTTAAGCTCTTTTAGTGTATCAAAATAACTTTCTTGAACAGAAATGCCTTGTAATGATAATTCTATATTTTGTCTTTGTATATCATTGATTTTATTGATAATATCTAAATGACTATTAAACGCTTTTATATTTAGTTCAATAGATTGCTTAATAACATCAAACCCAGCTAGAGATTTAAGACTTTCTGTAACTTTAGCGACAACACCTTCAAAATTTGTCTCTAATTCATTTGCAAATTTAGCTGGTTGATCTGATGTGCTTTCAAATTCCTTTAATGAATTAATAATACCCTGTTTTAAAATATCTGGTATTTGACCAAAAGAATCTATTGCTACTTCCGAAGCATTTTCAATGGTCCCTTTAGACTTTACGCCACCTAAAACTGTACGCACTTTATCTATAACATCACTACCAGCATTAAAATTAGATAATAAATTACTATTAGAAGTACCAAACATGCTTAATGCATCTGTAATTTCATTTTTAACAATATGATTGTTTTTGCTAAATGACTGTGGATTATTTAAATAAGCTGTTGCTCTTGATGGTTGTAAACTAAATTTTCCAGATTCGGCTAAACTAACTCTTGAGCTAGATTCGTCTAATAATTGTTGTGTTGTAGCCAGTCCAGCAGTAACATTTGCTAGATAATTCATTCTGTCCGCTACTCTCTCAATTGCTGTTACCGCTTTTAAATGTGAGTTAGCCATTTTTACTGCGGAATCGGCTGATTTTTTTAAGTCATGTTCTAATTGTGTTAATGTCCTTCCTGTAGATATTGCGAATACTTCTAACAATTGTGGATCAACATTGTTTTTAAAATCAGCTAGAACTTGTGCGGCATTATTTCCATTTTTAGCTACATTAAACATAGTTTTTTTAATAGTAGCATCTATGGTTATTGAGGCGGATTCGATTTGTCCTATTGCAGTCACTCTATCGTCACCACTTGTTGATTGTAGTGTTGAAGATGCTTTTCGTCCAAACTCATTAATAGTAGAGATATTATCTCCACCTTCCAAGATTTTCCTTTGGAACTCTTTAAATGTAGCTTCAAATTTTACGGCAGCGATTTGATTATTTGCTTCTTGTAGGGCGGTAACTGTGCCAGCAATCGCTCCACCAACACCACCAAGAGCAGCACCCACAGCGGTTCCAATACCAGGAGCAATCAAAGAACCAATAGCAGCACCCATTATAGCTCCTGTAGCTGCACCTTGTAATCCACCACCTAATCCAGACATTGCTGTACTAGTTCCACCGGCACGTATATTGGAAGCTCCATATTCAGATGCAATACCACCAAGAGCAGAAGCGGACCCAGCAGCAACTAATGCTGCATTTGTACCTATTTCCAATCTTTGTGCGTTTAGGATTTTTTTATTATATCTATTTTTTTGATTTTGTTGTATTTGAGGTATATTGTTTAATTTTGCGCTTATACCAAGAGACTCAAATTGAATGCTTCTATTTTCATTTGTTAATGCTCTACGTTTTGCGGGTAAACGTAATACCTCATCAATACTAGTATTTAAAGCTTTATTACGTAAGGCAGCGTTTCTAGCAGTACCAGAGTTACCAGCATTATATAATGGGTTAGCCGCTAAGTCTTGTTTTAATTGTTTTGGGTTAGTTGCTAACGCCGTTAGATTAATCCCTTGTCGTCTTAAATTATTTAAACGGTCTACATTTTTAGCTTCTTCTACTGATATTTTTTGTAAATTAGCTACATATCTTGATGAAAGAGATTTATATTTAGCATCTAGATCATCTTTGCGATTAGTTAATCTACTTGAGATATTTTTATATCTTTCCGATAGTTCTCCAGATGTTTTAGACAATCCATTCCATTTTGGATTTATTTGATCTAGCAAACCCTTAAAGATAATAAAGTTAGTACCAATACCGGTTACAGCACCTATAGTAGATTGCATCTCCTTACTTAAAGTACCAAATTGTTGCGACAAGGTTTGTATGCCTACAGCCAAAGCGATGATGCCGCCAGTACCACTAAATAGTCCACTAGTACCACTAGAGCTAGATACAGTACCACCACTAGCGTATCCTGTTACAACGCCACCCTTAGCGTATCCTTTTGCCTTGTTTAATTTATGTAAATTGTCATAACCAATACCTTGTGCCGCTTCTTTAGTAAATACAAATTCGCCTGGGGTTAATACAGCGGGTACAGTGTCCGTACCTTTAGCTTGACCACCTATAGCAAATTTCATTACTTTAGATAATTGTGGCGTTAACCAACTTTTTGCTTTATCACGTAGAGATTGATCGTTACTATCTGTCTTTGTTAATTTAGCATCAACTGGACGTTTCTTGATAGAAGAAAGTGGGAAAATATTAGATAATTTACCTAAACCACCTGGAAAGTCAAATGTTTTGTTGTCGTCAGCATCTTCTTGATAAGGCGCGCCAAGAGATTGTAAAGCCCCTTCAAACAACCAGCCCATTACAGCAGATCGCCCAGGAATTCTATTCAATCTAGTTGGAGAGCTACGTAATACGTCAGAACCAAAATTACGAGCTATGTTTCCAGCTAAAGCATTAACAACGTCTGGTAATTGTGTGTCTACTGTTTTTTCAAAAGCTTTAGCACTTGCATTTGTCATTGACGCCTGCTTATAATGAATTGGTATTGGTGCTGATACACCATCAAATTGACCACCAATTAATGTACCATTAATACTAGTATCAAAATCGCCACTTGTACCAGTCGGTCTTAAGAAAATAGCGCCAAACGTTCTATCTTCTTGTGGTAACAAGTTCTTAGCAAATTCTTTAGCGTCTTTATTATTTTGTTTATCATCTTTATTCTTAATTGTTGACTTTCTATTAGCAACAGCTTCTCGAATGCTATCTGCTGATATACCACGACGTTTTGTAGCAGCATCAGCAAATAACGCAGCGCCTCTAGGATCAATATCTGAATTTATGATCTTTATTTTTTTATCTTTGATAATTCTTTTAACATATGTATCTGTATTTTCATTACCCCGCATTGGATTTTCTTTAAATATATTTAATATTGTTGGAATATCATCATCATCTATGTCTTCAACTCGACCACCAAGTTGGAATTTCTTACGGTTTTGTAGATTATGTAGATTATTAACACCAATTGCTTTTACGGCATCTTTTCTAACAACGAACTCACCAGGAGTTAAATTAGCTCTAACCGTATCTGTATTTCCAGTACCAGGAACTAAACCACCCCTAGCAAATTTCATAGCTGGGACTTCACCACCTTGATTAAAACCTAAACCCTTTTTAGCTACGAAACCACTAAAAAATGCTGGTGCTACTTTATTAACCTTTAAGGCAGCAATAATACTAATAAATGGTAATAATGGAGTAGCAGCATCAGCAACCTTAATTAAAGCGGTAGCTAATTGTGTAGTAACTTGAACCAAACCCTTGAAAGCATCGTTATTAGCAATTTTACGTAATAAAGCATCAAATTCTTCACGTACTTTAGCAAGTTGATTAGCAAGTGAACCCTGAGCTTGTGCGGCGTCTTTAGCAAGCGATCCTTGACCTTGTTGAGCAACAACCAATGCCTTTTCAGCTTCGCTGAATTTTTGAATAAGTGGAATAACCTTAGATACTTGACGGAAACCACCAAGTTCTTCGATAACCTGCGCGAATCTTGGGTCGGTAGATGGTATTTCTTTTAATACGGCACTTAATCTACGAATAGCTTCATATGGACCAACGAATTGTCCTTCAAAGTCACGTAATTGAACTCCAATATCTTCTAAGAATGTTACAGTCTTGGTTCTTTGTAAACGAGTAAAAATAGTACGGAAACCAGTAGCGATACTTTCCGCAGATTCACGGGTAGTAGCACGAACAGATGTGAATAATGAGATTAATTCTTCTAATGAACCACCCGCAGCTTGGAACGCACCACCGGTACGACGAACAGCGGTAACAAGGTCAGAAGATTCAACAGCGAACTTACCAGCAACCGCATTAATAGAACCCAACTTACCTTCTAATTGAGTAGCCTTAACACCGAATTGAGAAAAGATAGCAATAGCACCTTCGGTAGTATTAGATATATCATCAAAAGTAGCAGACAATTCAGTTTTAGCCAATGCACCAAGAGCGATTTTAGTATCATCCGCTGACAAACCGGCTTGAGCTAATACTTGAGCGGCATTTAAAATCTTACCAGAGGTAACACCCAATGAAGTACTTAATGTAGTAACCTCTGATGTTAAATCCCGTAAATCACGTACCGCTGATCCAGTAACCTGAGCGATTTTGTATATTTCTTTTTCAAAAGCGATAGCATCTACAGCGCCACGTTGAATAGCTCCAATTAACTTTAAAAACCCATTAGTCGCGATACTAAAAGCGAAGAATCGTTTTGCGGCTAAAGCGGCTTGCTCACCAAAACCAGTGATACTATTAGCAGCAGTTTTTGCATTAGCAGAAACGTTGGTCAAACTCTTATTAAGAGTATTTAACTTATTGCCACCAGCTACATTAACATTAACATTTACTCTACCAATTTGATTTCTCAATTGATTAATAAACTGACCAATATTGTCTGGATTTTGTAATTTTATTTGTGCTGTTAGTGTAAAAGCCATTGTTCACCTATAAAAAAGGCGCGGTATCCCCTTAGAATACTCACGCCTATGGACTGTCCCTAAAATCTTTAATCATCTAAAAATGGTTGTGACTCTACTTTTGGTAAGCCATCTTCATCTAGTTCTAAACCATTCTCGTCTATTACTACGTCTTTGCCATCTACTTCTTTAACGTAGTTATAATCATTATCAATTCTTTTACCATCTATTGTAACTCTATGACCATCTTTATCAACGAGTTCAAGATTATCGTTTGCAAATCCAGCATCAAGCAAAAACTTGTTTTCTGGCAATTTCTTTTGCCAATCTGGATCAAGACCATTGGTAATACGCGACAAATTAACCGCAGCATCTATTGCCATCTTTGTATTTGCTTTATTTTCGTATTCTTCAACCGAACTGAATACACGATTACCTTCTTCATTAAAAGTACAAGCGTAAACGTAGTAGCTAAACTTCTTATTTTCAACCTGGGACTCTACCGTAAAGTCATCATATTTATTGCGTTCAGACATTAATAAAACCATCTGCCCGCGCAAAATCCGTATATCTATAGAAAGTTTCCTAGCTTCACTTTTCTTTATGCCACCCTTTTTAAGGGCGAGTAGTTTTTCCCGTATCTTAGTGCGAAGTTCATCTAGTTCTTTTTGTTTGGCGTCATCCCAAATACCACGCTTTAGAAGCTCGTTTTCTAGTTCTTCTTTTAAGAACGCGCCACCTTTAACAGCCTTTTTAAATTCGTCTATCGCAACAAATCTAGCATTAGCTTCGTCTGTAATTGTTGGTTTTTTAACTATCAATTTAATAGTGTTACCATTTTCATCAACTGTATCAAATTCAATCTTATTCACGTTGTGTATCCTCCTTATTTACTGTAATCGGCTTAATTTGCATTCTATAAGTATACATTATTCTACTAATATTATGCAAATCTAATTCTTTTTCCATTCCACGTATTTGTTCGTTTCCATTATCTAGTATGTCTTGACGACATTTTTCATACATCGCCGTTGTTTTTGGATCACTAAATAATATTTCGCCCAAATGTTCTTCGATAGCAGACAAAGCGCCTATCATCGTAGTCTTTATTTTTGTCTTTAGTGTTTGTTTTAACTTCCCGTGATCCCCGTTGTTGTTTATAGTTCTGTCTATCATTTTATCCTCTATTACTCATTGCTATCAATTCCATCCGTTTGTCCGGTAACTCATGTTCTTTTAGTGTTCCACGCTGTCTAACAGCTTGGAATCTTTGTTGTTTGATGATACGACCAGCATCATCATTTAACATATCTACTTTTGCTATATCTTCCTGGTCCACAAAAATACCAATTTCATCAGCGTCACTATGTTTGTTTAAGCCCTCTGTAAACTCAGCCTTCATTCGATCTGCTTCTGTCTTTCTATTTTGTTTAATCAACCAACCATCCAAAGCGTCGTCATCATTAATAACTTCATCAGATGGGCAGTGCATACTTTCTCTAATACTATCATAAAATCTTGACCAACGTATCAATGATTCTTTTTCATGTGATAGTACAGAAAATATTGGACAGTTATTAGATTTTAGGACGGGCCAAATATTGACCCAAGGTGTTGTTCTAGCTAATTCTCTAATAATTGAAGTGCTTAGATATGCATTACCATGTGCTATATAAACTTCTTCAAAATTTAATTCTGCTTTATTACCATTATAATCATATGTGGTATTTTGTAGAATATAAATCTGCTTTATAAACTCTGCGTTCCATTCTTTAGAAAAGGTTCTATATTTACTACGTTCTATATATAGCTTATTAAGCTGTTCTTTTTTACCATCTAATATAGTTTTATAAATAGTTCTCTGACCCGACTTTTGATAATTTAAAAATAATTGTACCTTTAAATTTTCAATTTCTTTCGGTAGTGTCTCAGAATATAGTTTTTCTTTATCTTTTGACCAAAATCCCTTTTTTATAGCCCAATCAAATAATTCATTTTCTGTTAATCCTTCGTCCTTAGACATCGTTTCTAAAAACAACGTGTTTGCATCATATTCTATTTCTGGACTTGGTGGTAATATTTTATATTTAACATCATTTATTACGATTGGAATAAAATCTAGCTTAATTTTAGACAAAAAATATTCCCGCTCATAGAATTCCATTAGAAAACCATGAACGGGAATGTTGTATTGTGCATAAAATCCTCCTGTATGTTCCTAATGAATCTAACTACTACATTATTAACCTGGGTCTGATGGGTGTGTAATAGAACAGGTATTTTGTGTTACGTATGTGTAAGTAACGGTTGCTTGACCACCACCTGTATCACCACCACCATACTGAATATTACTTAACTTGTTTTTAGTACCAAGATCAATAGTTGTACCTTCTTCTGTACAAATTCTAATGCGTTTTTCAGCAAGGTTAAGACCAGAACCCAAATATCCTTCTTCTGTAGCAGATACCATATCGCCTTGAGTTGTGATAACTTCAATATCAGTTGTAATATCTACTGGGAAGTTAATAAAGCGGAAGTATGGACTTCTACGACCAAGTTCATTTACAGCATCGCGACCAAGATCGGTAGATACTGTAATATTAGAAATATGAGCGCCATAAACGTCAGCGACTAGATTATTTGTACCACTTGAACTAATACCTGGAATACCATTGGTTCCACCAGGAAGAATTGTATATGCAGAGTTAGCGCCTCTTGGTGCAAAAAGCACGTTTTGGCGACGTTGTACACCACCCCAACCAGAAGCTAGTGCTAATGGTGAGTCTGTAGTATCAAATGCTGTTGGTTGAAATGTAAATCCACTAGATTTCCATATTCTGTTTTGACCAACCAATGTAACCGATTCTGTACAGTTACCCTCAGATGGGAACGTATATGTAAATGCTGACAAAAACATACCAGACATAGCAAGCTGAGTTACTGGTACACCAGATGCAGCTTCTTGTGAATCGTCATAGATAGACACAGCGGCATTACATTTGCGTGTACCCATTGCTCCCAATGTGCGCGAGGTAGCACCACGTGTTGCTAAGTGTACAGCTAATGGATAACCGTCCAAAACGCGTTCAACTGTCATTTGAACGTCTGGAATAGTTTCTACGTTTTGATATATAGCTAACTGACCAAGTTCTTTTACTTGTTCTAAATTAAAAGCAGTAGTCAAAGACAATGTTTGACCACCGCGTACTGTAACATAATTATCTGTACTTTGAGGCGCTAAACCACAAGCTTGTACAGCCCAATATACTCTATTTGACATTGTAATCTCCTAAATTAGTGTATCCAGTTAGTTATACACCTTTTTTAAAACGATGTTGGTAAAATTGATTGAATTTGCCATCGTACAGGATGGTGATATAATCCTTGTGAAATTTCGCTAGTTCCTTGGCCCCTAGTTTCGATAATATACGCTTTATACTCAATAATATTAGAAGAAGTTCTATATCCGCCATCCCCACTCCAAGCAATCATCTGTGGATATGTTTTAGCGTTTTGCGCAATTGATCCTCGATAATCTAACGGATAATAACTGTTATTTTTAATATAATTAGAATCAAATAATAATAATACCTTATCTTTTTGATTAACTAAAATATTGCCAATTCTATCAGCAAAACCACAATCCTCGGTAATAACGTGTAATATTACATCACCTTCTGAATAAAATCCCCCACCTAACTGATATGGGCGATTATATAAATTTTTAACAGTCTCTATTGCAATACATGGTAATTCTATTCGTTTTTGTGTTATATTGTTCCAAATTCCAGAATTACTAACATATGCGCTATCGTCTATTCTAAACGAATTTGTATGTCCTTCTCGTAAAAACGGTACATCTTCTGACCTGATAACGTTTATATATTTATGCGAATAATTAAGTGATACACCACTATTTGCTGGCAATGGATTATTTAATATAACTCTACCATTAGGATAATCTATATAAAAACCAGTAGTAGTAAATCTATTATTAATATAGATACCAGATATAGCTATTGGTTCTGGATCAAACCCAACGCCACTTTCCCATACCCAGTTTTTATGGTATCCTTCCCAAACTACTCCGGTAGTATATCTAGGGTCATTAACTCGCCTTAATGCACTTACGTTACCACCATAATTTCCAGAAGTTGGTATATTGATATTTAAATAACTTCCGATAGTTAAAAAAGACCAGTCAACAAACGCGACAATATTATCACGCACAATTTCTTGTGCCGCGCTATCACTTAAACTATGTACATTTTTAAATGAACTCATAAGTATTTACTCAATATAGATTCTAATCCTTCTTTAAATTGACTAGTTTGTAATGATCTAGTTATCCAGTTATCATCTTCTACGCCAGAATATTCTGCTGGCACTCTCCATGATTTACTATTATCTTGAATCATAATAGCCCAACCCGATCTACCTTTGCCATCTTCAAATTTTATATTATATCCACTTACTATAATTTTATCACCCTCTGTCAATAGCCATTTTAACCAAGGTATATTATAATTTTCTGCCTGTATATAAGCCTCATTACTTTCTAAAATACTATGAGTACCGCGATACAAGTTAATATATAATCCACTATTTAAACCGTTAACTGTAGCCTTAGCCTGCACATAAGTCATATTTATTTTGCTAACAATTAAAGCAATAATAGAGTTAACAGAAAAACTAGCAGTACCCTCGTTAAAACCAAAGTGACTATTTAATTCTCCGTAAACTAGCGATCTAAATGTCTCAGACGTAATTAGTGCTACAGAAGCTAGTTCTCGAATTTCTGCCTGAATCTTTTCACGATTTCTATTAAACTTTGCATTAAATTCTTTAGCTAGTTCTGTATATATCTTTAATTTTATCTGATTATTAGATTCTATTATTTTCATGGATTTTGTTTTAGATATGCTACAAAATATCGATTCTTACCAAAACCGTGTGGAAAAGGTTTAGAAGCTAGTCTAAAACTCCACTTGCTTTGTTGTTCTGTTAAAACAATCTCATTAGCATTTTGTAATTTGTTAACATCAGATAAATAACCAATTATCATAGCGTCTGCATCTGCAAAATTAAGATTACCAATTTTGATCCAGCTTTTATTTTCCCAATAGATACGTAATTTGATTGTATCACTAGTTACTTGATCGATTGTATTATTTCCGTTACAGTATTCACACGTATAAGTATTAGGTCCACCAAATTTTCCTGTATTTTTGTTATTAATGCCAACCGGTTCATTACACTGTGTACACTGTACTTTAATTGGTGGGTAATAAATAGTAAATGTCTTACCAATATTTGGATTATCAATCATCCAATCGGCTACTTCTTTGTATATGTCAAATACCGAATTATCTATTTCAAAGCTCATAGGTTTGCATATACTCTAAAAGGGGAAATATCTGTTTTAAAATTTAACGTACCCATAATAATATGGGCTTGAATTTTCCATATACCAACTAAATCTATATCGTCTAAAACAGTGGTGTACTGAATGTATCCATCAGTGCCATCAGTAGTAAAAGTACCAGACTTAGTAACAGATGTCCCATCCGGCTTCAAAAATATGATATTCTTAGTAGATGCGGTAGATATATCTTGTACATCTTCGCCATCTTTGATTAAGATTTTAAACACAGTGCCTATATCATTAACATGTATTTCTTCTGCTGACATTATTTTTCTAGAATAAAACTAGTCTCTTTGTTGATATAAAGCGTAAAATTAAGTTCTGTATTACGTGATTTTGTAAATGTCGGGCTATTTTGTATTTGTCCGATGAAGGTTGGAACTTTTTGAGCATATAGTATAAATTTTTGCTCTTTTTGTAAATATAAAGTAATATCAAAATTATGAGTAAATATTATCTTAAATATTTGGTCAAGTTCTGATCCTACTACTCCATCAAGCGAAACTATTATTGGAAATGAACTAAGTATATTAACATTATTATCAATATTTGAGTCTATATTGATTTCTATATTAGTACTGTATATAATATTTAATAAGTTAAATGCATCAGAATCAGAATCAATAACTATTGAGTGTCCAATATTTAAACCATATGATTCAATACTATCAGTATAAATCGCCGCATTAATATCAACACTAGATACGATATTTTGTGTAATAGTGTATGAAGTATTATTATCGGCATTAATATTATGGGACAAAACTAAAGACTGAGTACCATACATAGTGGTTTCTGTGTTCAATACAGCAGAAACGCTACTAAGCAAATTTAATCTGTTATCACTATTTGAATCACTTGTAGTAATAATATTGTATGAATAGTATTGATTAATATTACTTGCTGTAGTAGATTCAATATTTACGCCTGTAACAAATCCGACAACTACGTTATCTATAGCGTCAATTTCGTTATTTACATCACATACAGCAGAAACACTGTTGATAACATTTGCCGCGATATTGCTATGAAATTCATTATCGGCTACAATATCAAATGTAAATGCTGTATTCTTAGAATAATCAGTTTCAATAATAGAATCTATACAAGACAATATATCGAATGATTGAATTAATCCAAATGATACATCTGAAAAAACCTGACCGACACCTTCAATACTAACGCTTGTAATTAAATTAAATGATCCATTGGTTTCAGCATCGACATCCAAAATAATAGCAAAACTCTGATTAACATTGTTATTTATATTACATAAAATATCATTTGTTGCTAATATAGATATAGATGATATATTATTTAATAATTGATTTATATTATTGTCTATATCGAGTATTATATTATTTGACTGTATTATATTGCCTATACTGTTAGCATTAATATCATTATTTGCTATAATAGAATAAGATTGTTTAACATTCTGTATAGCTATTGAATTAAGATCAATATCTCGTATAATACTAAATGACTGTTTAACATTTGAAATAGTACTACTATTAATATCAGAACCATTAATAATGGTACGTCCAACTTTTAAATTTAATCTAGAAGATTCAAGACTTTCTACATCACATATTTTGCTAAATGATTCTACAAGGTTTAATGATCCATTATTTGACGCCTCATTACAAATTACAATAGAAAATTCATACACGCTACCAACGTATAGAATTACTATACGTGGCGCGTATTTATGTTCATCTTCCCATAAAAATTGTAATATAGGTAAATATTGGTACATTATCCCACATATATATCCAATGATCCAGCACGAATAACTACAGCGTCACCTGATTTAATATCTCTAGCTGTAGGGAATGAGCTACACATCCATACGTTACCAGTTCCATATGAAGCGCTATCTACAATAGCCCAACCAGAAACCATACCCCAGTCAGCACTGGCTGTAGTAAATAATAAATCTGAAACATTTTCTGAAAATCCACTAGTTGCCACTTGAGTATATTCTACCCAATTGCTATTATTTTGAGCAATAGGTAATCTAGCATAAGCGCCAGCATTGCTTACTTCTGGAATAGTAGCGCCAGTCTGTGATTCAGATGGAACATTGCGACACAACGCTAAAGCAATACCCGTTGGTCTAGTAAATGAATTTGAGTTTGCTCTAAAAATCCAGTTGATAAAACCTGATTCTGCATAATCTGATAAAACGCCCATATTGTTAACCTCTTATAATAAATCGATACCGATAATTTGATTCCATTGTCTCATTTGACCATCTATAGTGCCCGAAATTGCAACCATATATGGTATACCACTATTTGTAACAGTTGGGTTAGAAGATGAATAATACGTTGATCCCAAGATAGGAGAACTATAACTCATCGCAACACCATTTAATAAAACACTACCATCCACTGTGTTGTATACGCTCAATCTAGGATTTGTAAGTTGTCCACTGGTAACTACCGAACCGTTTTTATACCATTGTGTAGAGAAATTGTCTTGCCAAGCACCAGTTACATTTTTGCGTGTATATTTAATATTTGCATAGTATAAATCTGGCGGGTTATACGTTTGATTTGACTCGCCATCATATATCATATACTGAGTATTACCACTAACTGGAATAATCGACCAGGGTTCTGATACTGTAGCGATTTTGAAAGGAGTTGTTACAAAACCATTAATGGTTCTATATTGTCCTTCACCAGTACCATAATATAACTTAATTTTACATCCACTAGCTACATTAGTGGTGTTATAAGTATCTGATGAAGATAATATAATACTATTTGTAGTACCACCAATACATGTGTTTGTATGGTCTGATATACAGGCCCAATATGCTGTAAATGCTGTCAAACTATTTACATTACCTTGTAGTCTTTGTACATCAACAGTTCTTGCACTTGGTGTTCCTCCATAGTTCCATACTTTGCTTCCAACGTCATCTGGATGACTATTAACTCCACTCCATTGTACTATATTAGATAAACATATATCAGAAACTATAAAGTCTTTAATATTACCCCATCCAGTATATCCACTCACTCTACCAGAAGCTTTAATTGATACATATTGTCCAGACGCGAATGTTCCTGGGCTAACCGAAAAACTACCACGGTAAGAACCAGTAAAACCAGAACGAGCTACCATATCACCTTGTGTAGCTGGACTTTCATTATCGTTTATATATGCGTAATATCTAACGCCAGAGTCAGCAGCGACTAGATATCCACTAAATGGATGAACTAGTGTTGCTTGAAATCTAACTGTATCACCTAATTTGATTGTTTCTGACATATTATGATATAATTGAAATATCCTCTAAAAACAATGGATATTGTGGCTGTACGTATGCTGGCGGCACGTATACTGTTCCCGCTCTATATGGACGTTGTTTATTTACGTATCTAGGTTTATTTAATCCTATCCATGACGTACTACCATACATGGTTAAAGCAGTACCTTTTACACCATTTGTGTGACATTGACCATCAGTTCCTAATGGAAAGTAATCAACCAAATAATCTCTACATATATCTGTTGGTGGTACGCCATTTAATAATTGATAACAATAATTTACGTTCAACGGTTTATTCCAAACCGCTACGTCTGATACGCCACCGGTAAAATATTCTGAACCTATTGCTGAACCAAGATAAAAATCTGTATTTGGATTACTTTGCGTACTAAAGGTAGTATCAGTACCGGCCATTACACCATCTAAATACATTTGAAATATACCACCAGTAGACTGTCTTAAAAAAATATGATGTATATTATTTAAAGTATAGCAATTATTGGATGCACATGTTCTATTACTGATATATACAAAACTACCATATACCTTATAAGAACTAATAACGTCTAGCCTTACTTTTCCTACTGGATTAGCATTGGTTCCTAAATTAACCATAGTACCATATGTATTAACAGCAGCAACAGAAAACCACATTGAAATAGTGTAAGAATCTGATAAAGATACTCCATTATTAAAACTAGTTTTTGCTAAATGGCTACTGCCATTAAAATAGTACATCATAATTATTGAAACATCGGATTAGTACAAATTGAATTTGCTATAGGTGATTTGAATATTGGATAGTCTTTTAAAACCGGTGGTACGGGAGGAACACTAGGTCTAAACATTCTTTGTTTTTTGGTAACTGGGGCTTGTTGTTTTGGTAATTGATTAGTCCATGTTGGGCTATTAACCGCAGTTAGAACCTTACCAGTTAATAAACTAGCATCACTTACTATTCCATTAGACCCAAGAGGATAATATTCTATTAAATCATGCGGTCTGATTCGCATTGGATTAATTCCTGTATATAGTTTTTGAGCCATATCAGCAGTACCATATCCTCTCCATATAGCTACATCGCAAATGTCACCATAAAAATATTGGTTTGGACCAGAAAATGCTCCAATGTATATGTATCCTATATTTACCGATCCACTAATAGCTCCATTTGCGCCTTTAATACCATTTAAATATATAGTATTGTAAGTTGAATTTACAGTAACCATTAAATGATTTAGTGTGTTCAGTGTGACACTCTGTGAAGTTGCTGGTAATGCATTATTACCATAATATTGATTAGATATTATATTAGCAGATGGATAATTTGTAATAGACGAAAGTAAGGATACGCCACCACCAGGTTCAGTTAATGTAATAATACGACCCAATGTTGTATTTTTTTGAACAAACCAACACGACATTGTAACGGGAAACGTTAATGTAGATGTTGGTTGGAACTGTGTATACAAATATTGATTAGTACCATTAAATGAACGCATCATTAGTAGGTAACACCACGCCATTTAACAGTGTTTAACGAAGCAGCAAGTGCAGCACCGCTATGATTTACAATAGCAACGCCCCAATAAGCGGGAAGTCTAGTAAGACCTAATGCTTGTGCTACAGAGAATACACATCCCTTTTGTAAAACATCTGCGTTTTGATAGTTAATAAACTGACCTAAACGTAAGTTATTAGGGGTCGTTGTAACATCTGGAAATGTTAATGCTCCTTCTGTACCTGTTCCACCACCAGTTGCAGCGCCAGTTGTTGGATAATCACCAGTATTATCAGCGCCCCAAACAAAAATATAAAATCCTTTACTATTAGCAGGTGACGTATTAGCTGGATCAAGACATACTTGTACCTCAGCGTCGTCATAAGCTGTAGAAGTATTGTCGATAGCGGCGCTACCCCAACCAGCAGTTGCAGAACTGGCTAAACTTTGTAATGCTGTTGTAGTAAGTGTATTAGATGAACTTAATGTACTCATATGTTATCTCGCGTGAATCGTATTCCAAGCGTCTGAATAATTGATAGTAACCCGTTTGGTTCTTTTGTTATCAATTGCTGAACGCTGTTCTTGTGTAAAAATATTTAAAGCTTGTAATTGGTCTAATAATGCTGTTGCATATTCGTTTCCAATATCAACACCAGTACCACCAACTCCCATATGTTTAGTTAATCTTAATAATGCATTATTTTGTTGTCCAACAAGTTCTAAGCCTTCTAAAATAGATTCTGCTGCCATAGGACCAAATAAAGCATTAAGACTTAATTCACCAAGTCTATATTCTGTATATTCTCTTACATTAGCGTTATTAAACTCATCTGCCAATGCGACTATAGCCAAATATTCAGCTTCACGATCCTCTGGGACTTTTTCACTTGTAGGAATCGGTAAAGTTTTATTGTTATCTGTTAACCATTGTAAAAATATTTCTGTATTATTCATTTTTAAGCGTCGTTAGTATAATAACGAACCTCATCAAAACGTGTATTAAGTATGCCACTCATAGCTACCATACATGTGTTACTATGTTTGTCAAGAATTTGAGAACTGCCAATTGGGGTAACATGTGTTATTGCATTGCCCTCACGATCACCACGATTGGGGTTAATATATTTTATTGCGTCCATTGATTCACCTGAGTATATGGGCTTAATACAGCACCACCAACGTTATTTACACCGGTTTGATATTGTAGAATAGCCCTGTCCCACATATCTTGTGCGTTTTTTAAAATAGCTCGTTTATTATCTGCTTTGCCAGAAACATCAATTGTACATCCAGCATCAGTAATTTTTAAAGATTGATTCGCTGACTTTTTATACTCGCCTGTAGCAATTATAAGATTAGCCTTAAAAATCATTAAATTAATAAAATCTTTATCAGAATACGGATCAGGACTAATAGATTCGTTTTCTATATTAATTGTATATGTATTTAGTAAATCAGTTTCTTGCTGAATTAAATAACTAGCATGAACTAATATAGTTAATAATCTAGAATCTGTATATTCAGATTCATCAAAGTCATTAATTAAACTTCTTAATATAGGTAATGCTGAGTTATACCAATACATTATAGTACCTGTCTATTATAGAAGGAAACATTTAAAGACGTTCCACTAGGTATAGTAACACCAGTTCTATTATGTAATAAAGGAATAAATTTAAATGGTGTTAGATTAATATCAAGTTGATGATTAATTTGACCACTATTAGCGATAGGATATAACGGAAATGTACATAAAAATTGTGTACCCTGTGGAAATACTCCGCTATTACCATTTGCAAAATTTGTATTATCTAGTGTTGTGATCGCGTATAAATCAACAAACGCGGGATTAGTTGGGGCAGCAGATGTTCCAGATGGTAAATTAAGTTCCCATCCACTATAGATATATCCGCTAGGAATAAGTTGTCCACCTAGTCTGCGAGTATCATTAGTAAAGTTACTATCTATAAACATCGCGACGTGTGGCGATGTAGCTGTTGTCCATTGTTCTATAGCCATAAATACGCTCTGTTTATATTAATTGGTCATTGACTGTATTATTATACACCTTATTACCGAATTTTGCGGGGTTTGATAGTTCCAAAAAAAAATCCCCGTTTTAAGGCGGGGATTTCATTAATTTAAACTATTTATCTTAAATATTAATAGCTTGCACTTATCACAATTCTATTATCTAAGCAGGCAAAACCGAATTCACCCCAACCATAATAACCTTGGCGTTGTTGACGATGCA